TTCAGGTAAATACTTTTCATAATTATCTACGCTTAATTTCTTTTGTTCTTCTTCGGTAAGCATACTCTTCAACCACTCTACTACAAACTGTTTAGATAACTTACGTACTTGTTTAGTTTTTATTTCTCTCATAGTTTTATTTCCTCAACCTTTGGTTCTTTAACAACCGTTGTAAAATATACAGGGCCTTTAGCGTAATTAAAAGCTCTAAGTCCCTTACCTTCATTAGAATCTTTATGGCATTCTACTTTATGAGGACACCACCCACAGTTCTTAGCTAACTTCATGTTACCTGAAAGACCTTCAGCTACAGGAGTATAACAAAACTCAGGTGGCGTGTCTTTAACTATAAGTTCTTTTACATTATCTATCTTAGAAACTATATTAGGTTTTTCCATATCATCAGGTATGTAAGTACACAGTTCTCCTGTTTCTTTATTCATAACTAAGAAGCCACCTTTACTTGTACCTTCTGCTTCTTCATACCCTGCAAGTTGTGATAGATATCCGAATGCATCGTCTTCACTAAGAGTGCCTTCTTTAAATTTCTTAAAGGCATACCCTGATGCAGTCTTTACATCTACCACTTCTCCGTCTATCTTACAGTCCATGTGACCCTTGATTCCGTTCACAGTAATTTCTTTCTGCATATCTGTAAGCTTATGTCCGGAAAGTTTAACAAAGAATAAAACTAAAACCTCAAGTAAATGTCCGTACAAGAATTTAATCTGTACGTTAGGCTGTAACTTTTCTGTTGTATCCGATTGAGTATGAGCATCATACCACAAACGTCTTTCAGGTTTGCCTATGTTAGACATCCTAAGTGTTTCCTTGGATGTTCTATCTTGAGGGGTAGCCCAATGTCTAAGAGCATCTGCCATTTCTTTACCGAACTCTTCATAAGTTTCTTCTGAAATGTTTAGCTCATTGCCTTCTGTCAGAGAATCTAACAGGGCATAGATATCAGGTACTAAATTACTTAGTTTTTTCTTTGGCATTTTCTGCTTCCTTGAATGCTTTAATTACATCCGATGAGAATAGTTTTTGTAGATTAACAAGAAACATTCTACTTGCTTTGTGGTCTCCACCACATACAGTTTTAAATGTATCTAATTTATCTACGATTGTTTTGAGTACATCAGTTTTAAATACTAAAGTACAGAACTCGTTGTCTCCTACACATAGGTTATGAAACCAGTAGTCAGCTTCAGTTGCTTTAATACCTGAAGGCTTACCCCATGATTCATATTCTATACATATGTTTCCTGTTTTCTGCCACATATCTTTCTCTGATTTTACTTCTATTTTTTTATTAGTCATCATGTCTGCTATTTTTTCTTCTCTTATTGTACCATAAGCTAAGTCAATGTCAAACTTTTTTCTGTCTTCTATTTTAGGTTTCATATTTTTCCTTGTAAGTATTTAATATTTCTATCGCTTTATCTGTATTTATTTTTATCCATTCTCCGTTGTTATCTTCTGCAAAAAATTTCATAAACTCAAGTACTTTCTTTTCAGCTTTGATTTGATTTTTTACCGTAATAATTTTAACAATTTCAAAATCTTTTAAAGGACACCCTGCTTGAAACTGTGATAATCTTTTATCTGTATTTATACTTTTACCAACTTTAATCCAACCTTTCCAAGCAGGATTGGAAATAATATATATTTCTCCTTTTGCTTTTGACAACCACTCTCCTGTTCCGTATTTTTTATCCATATGTTTTTTTAATCCGGGAGCTGATAAGTGTCTTTTAGTTTTTTCTTTTAAATATTCACAAGCTTTTCTTAAAGACATATTGTTTTTAAGTATTTCTTTTTCAACATATTCTAGTTCTTTTAATTCAGTTTCTATTGCATCTAACAATCCTGTTTGTTGATTAAAAGTATAACCAAAATTTATGGTAGACGTTGCTCGTTTAATGGGTTTCATACCAACTATCTCCTATTTTATATTCGCCTGTTAAAGGACAACGCATGTTGTAATGTTGTCCTGCTTTTTCTATTGCTTCTACACCGAGCCTACCTACAAAGTCTGCTTGGCTTTCAAGCACCTGTATCTGCCATTCATCATGAATGTTAGCTACAAACTTTGCATCTAAACCGTTAAGTCTTATGTTATCTTCAAGGATAACCAATGCTTTCTTCATTGCTATTGCACCACCACCCTGTAATAAAGTGTTTAATGCTGCATGTTTATGTCGTAGTAGAATCTTACGACCATCTAACCCCTTGAGGTAGCTCTTCTCCGAAGCTCTGTCAACTCGTTCCTTAAGAGTTCTAAGTGTTGGTAGACCAGTAAGAAAGCGTTCTCGCAATCGCTTACCGTCTGCTCTATTTCCTTTAATGATGCTTCCAATTTTTTCATCTCCTGCCCCGTAAATGAGTGCATAGATGAAAGTTTTTGCCTCATCTCTTGATTTAAGTCCAGCAAACTGTTGGTTAGCTGTGTGAATGTCTCCGTTGATAATTTCATTTATGTAATCCTCGTCAGCCATATAGTGTGCTAACAGTCTAAGTTCTAATCCACTTGCATCTATACCTACAAGTTTGTAACCTTTTGGTACAACCCAACAAGACCTACACTCTTTTCCATAAGGACTGTAAACAGCAGGTACTTGTGCCATGTTAGGACTTCTGTGTGCCATTCGACCTGTGATAGCACCAGTACAAATGACTGACCCATGCACTCTACCATCGTCTTCATGCACTGCATCTATCCAAGAATGTACTTGGGCTAATCGTTTCTGATACAGTAAGAAGTCTGCTATAAGTTGTGCTTCTTTTATATGAGTAATCTTTTTAAGAGTATTCTCATCGACAATAGCTTGACCTGTAGGTGTAAATTTATTAGGCTTCCAACCAAGTTCTTGTAGTCTTTGTCCTATTTGTTTCCTAGAACCTAGGTTAAATTCTTGAAGTGTCTTTCTCATGAAAGGTTTTTGTTCAAGCGTACCATCTATTATATCAGAGTACTCCTGTTCTGTCAATCCCTGTTTAGAAAGTTTACCATCTTTTTTTAGTTTAGGTTTTACTATTTTGTCATCAATCCATATTGGCTTGAATGTTTCGTGTACTTTATCTTCTGTTTCTTTTAGCTTACAACTTAACTCTGAAGCTAAAAACATTGCTTGTTCATCATTAAAAAGAAACCCATTTTGTTTTTGTTCTTCAAGAATATGTGTAACTTTATGTTCTAACTCTATACATTCTTTTGAAAAACCTAAAGATTCTTTTTTCAAATAATTAAATAATTTATAATTTATATCTACATCTCTTTCACAATAAGATAACATCTCTTCTGTAAAGGCAGACCACTCAGGAGAATCTTTCTTAGGTAATCCTAGTTTGTAACCCCACTTAGCTATGCTGTGTCCACCTTCTCTTGTAGGGTTTAGTAGCCTAGATAATACAAGGGTGTCTATAACTTTATCTGAATTGTATAAGTCTACACCAGTAAGCTTTTTAATTACAGGTATATCATAACCTAAGATGTTATGTCCTATAAGCCTGTCTGCTTTTTGTAAAAACTTTATGCCCTCGTCAAGGGTGTCTTCGTAGAAGTGATAGAACTTACCGTGTTCATCTTGTGCTACGAGACACCATATAACTGAAGGATTTAGTCCGTCTGTTTCTATGTCAAATACTAATTGCATATTTGTCTCCTATTAAAATGGTATGATATCTTCTTCTTTAGAGTTGAGCATTTCTAAATCCTCATACTCTGATAACCTACCTGTTTCTTTATCGTACACTAGAGAACAAGCCATGCCTACATCTCCTGTGTATCTTGATTTAAGTATACGAAGTTTAGTTGTTCTTGATTCTAAATCATCGTCTGACTGTTGATTTCTTTCTAGTGCTACAACACAGTCGGATAGTTGAGCAATGCTGTTTGAACCACGAAGATGAGATAAGCTTACACTGATGCCATTCTCATGACCTTTGTTACCTTCGATTCTACGTAAGTGAGATACAAGAATAATACCTGCACCTGTTTCTTCAACCATGCTACGAAGTCTGTGCATGATACTGTCAATAGCTTTACGTTCATCTCCATCAAGCATAGAACTTACTAGCATATGTAAGTGGTCTACTACAACCCATTTACAATCACAACCTACGATAAGATATCTAAGCTTTGCAAAGATAGCATCAATGTCGTTAGCACCAAAGTGAGCATGGATAAATACTCTATCATTGCTGAATACTTTATCAAACATGCTAGTAAGTTTAGCTTCTCCGTAATCATCACGAACACTGTCAATAAATAGTTTGTCACTAGCTTCGATAGAAAGTATACCGTCTACAGTACGCTTCCAGTCTTCTTCAAGTGCAATGATACCTACGTTGTCATCTGTCTGATTGATAAGCCAATGCTCAAGCTCTCTTGTAATACTAGACTTACCAAGACCAGTACCACCTGTAAGAGTTACAAGCTCACCTGCTCTAAGACCTAATAGCTTTTTGTTAAGACCTTCCCAAGGATAAGGCACACTCTGTTTACGTTCTCTGTTTAAGAAATCGTTTTGTTTCTCTGATACCCTGATGATACCACTTGGTGTGTAGACTTGTGCATCCCACCATGCTCTTGTAAAGTCTTGGTGTTTACCTTTGTTGAGCATATCGTTAGGGTCTTTGTAGCCATTAGGAAGCGTAACTATCTTTGCTTTTCCGGGCTTGATAATACTAGCTACCTTTTGTGAAGCTTCCATACCTGCTTTGTCTTTGTCAAAACATATGACAACATTATCAAAACTTTCTACGTACTCAAGACTTTCTTTGATGTCTTTGACAGCCGAAGCTGCACCACGTTTGATAGATACTACTGCCCACTTACTACCAAGTAATTCGTAGGTAGCCATAGCATCACATTCTCCCTCAACAATCGTAAGATATTTACCACCTTCTTTGAAAAGGTTCTGACCAAACAATCCTGAGTCTTGTATAGTACCGTCAAACGAAAAGCGTTTGTCTCGTACATATCTAATCTTTGTAGCACACTGCTCGTGATTAATATAAAAGGGATAAAGGTGCTGTGCTAGTTGACCGTTTGCATCATACACAACCTTAACACCATACTTTTCTGCTGTCTCTTTAGATATATTTCTATCTGTAAGCTTTGCAAAGATACCACCATGTGCATTTACATTAGGCTTGGGTGTCGGTTGTTTGATATAGTTTGTCATTGGCGTTACGTTTCCCTCGTAGTTTGAATAAAATTTGTCACAACTAAAACATTTTGCAGACCCGTCAGCGTTGACGGACACTGCATCTTTGCTACCACATTCGTGACATGGAACATGATACTTAATAAATTTACTTTGTTCTTGCATAATTACCCTCGTTGTTAAATAAAAAAGCCACCCTGTTTTACGAGAGTGGCTTCGATTGGAGATATGAAAAGTTAATTAGTCTTCTTCGCTAGAAGCTTCCTCATCAACTGTTTCTTCTTCAGACTCTACCACTGCTTCAGGAGTATCCTTTAAGAGGGTTTCAAGATTACCCCTATGTGCAGTACTCGCAAAGTTTAAAGCTTCTAAGATAACATCTAATGTGCCTACTTTACTGATAGTAACACGAGCATTATTCTTTATCTGTTCATCTTCGATTTGGTTCACATCATAAGACGTGACACCTTCATCATTTTGTATAGTAATAATCATACTAAAATTCCTCCCCATCTCCAAATGGGTTTAGCTCAGCACCGTCCTGAGTTTTCAAAGCTACTAAGTCAATGACTTGCATAGCTTGAAAGTCCAAGCCTTTGAACTGACCATACTTGTTGTCGGTTTCCCACTCGTTGTATTGAACTTTGACATGAGAACCATTGCCCACTACGTCATCCATAGCGTTCTTCTCTTTATCAAAAAGCTTAGGTGCATTTCTTACCATACCATTTGGCCCGTTTACTTTTCTCTTTATTGTCAAGGCTCTACCCACAGGTGTTTGCCCACCATTCTCATCCTTAATGGATAAGTCTTTTATCTTGAAGCCACGAGCTTCAAAACTATTTGCAACCTCATTGTCTACAACTAAGTCAACTGTATACACAGGCTCAAATGTAGTGTTTGGGGTTGTTACTGAAGCCCAATAGGCTTTTCCTTCTAATACTGCCATATAATTTCTCCTTTGTTGGCGTTTAATTGGGGCTATTATACCCTACTTCTTGTTGAATGTCAAGCATTATATCATCCATTGTATAACTACTTTCGTCACAAAGTTTAACATAAAAGTCCTTGTCTTTCCAACGAACTTCGTATGCTATTTTGTTTTCGTATAGTTCTTTAAGGTGTTTGCTCAGCCACTCCTCAAAATATCTAAATTGATTTCTATTTAGTTTTGTAAAACCTTCTTCCATTATTCCTCCTCAGGTAATATGTTTCCTGTCAATACACCTACACCACCTGTAGCTGATTGTTCTTGTGTATTAATAGAAGTTCTTAAAGCTTTATGAGTCATTTTTAATAGTTCAATATCTCTTTCAAGTTTTATAGAAGCTTCTTCTAAAGAAGTTATCTTCCTATTAATAGTAGCAATATCATTACTGTTGTTTAGTATATCATCATTGAGTACAATAACACTAGCATACATTGTTATACCTACTACTATAACTAGTACTAGTTTAATTAAAAATAAGTTTATTTTATTTACCATTCTGTTACATCCTTTTTTCTTTTATCATTATATTTTACAACACGTCTACCACTTGCATATCCTGTGATTTCACGTTCCCATTTAGAATCTTTAAAAGTTACTTCAATAAAACTAATATCTTTATCAAGCTGTTCTACTTTTAGTTTTTCTTTTCTTTTTTCTACTTCATCTTTATACTGTGTCATAGTGTTATGAACTCCATGTAAGGTTCTTCTGTATGTCCTTCAGGTAGCCATTGTACCATATCTTTTACCTCTTGTAAAGTTAAAGTTGTAGCTGTGCTTTCTCCCTCATCATCATGTGCTAATATTAAACCTTTACCTGCATAATTTGCACCAAGCTCTATCATTCTAAAGTATTTTTGATTGTCTTTGAATAGACCTTCATCATCAAGGTATAAATCATTGTTTTCTTTTGCCATAGCTACATCAAAAGTTCTACAGTCTATAAGACTATAGATTTCTTTATAGTTTCCTGAGTATTCTACCTCAGTAATTGTTTCTTCGTGTGGGTTTATTAGTATTCCTTTCATTACGCTACCTCCACTTCTGATGCTGAATAAGCATACACTTGTATGTCATCACAGAAATCAGGTCTTTCAGCATCCTCTGCTATGTTAAAAGCTTCTTCTTTAGAATCTGCTTCTACTGTTACTGTGTAATATTTTTTTACTTCGACTCCTACATCATATGTTTTCTTCATTTCGCTACCTCCAAGGTATGTTGGTTATAATAAATACTTTCAGCTATGAACTCAAGTATTGCTTCTCTATCATCATCTGCATGTAGTTCATACAGATAACAAATCTCATCTATCTCATCTGTTAATAACAGTTTAGCATCATCTTCTAAGACCTGCTCATATATTTGTTCTAATGTTCTTTCGTTGTGTATATTACTCATCATCTTCCCTCCATGTTTCTTGTTCTATAAATTCTACCACACTGTCTCTAAGATTGCAAATAGTTGCAAACTGTTGGTGTTCAATGTCAATACTAGACACTCCATACTTTTCTAAAAGATTATAAAAATCATCTTGAAAGTTTATAAAATTATTATCTGTCATTTCTTTAGCTGTCATCAGTTCAATCCCTCCACTTTATGCCAGTCCTCATCAAGGATAAGTACTTCTTCAAAGTTATGTTTATAATCTATATTTAAGTCTTCCCATTGTTCATAAACCTTTTGAGTTCCGTCTTTAAAAGTTATGTGTAGGTCTGCTCTTAACAAGTCCCAATCTTCTACCTTATCCCAATCAATACCTAGTTCTTCTAAGTCCCAACTAAGATATGCACTGTACCTAGCTTCTATATACTTTGGTTTATCACTATCAACATTCATCATTAACCTCCTCGCCTAACCATAGCTTAGTTTCTATAGTATCTCCTGTAAACTCCCAAACATAATCCCAATTAGTACTGTAATATTTGTTTAGTAATTC